GCAAACTTGGAGAATTTGGCAAGAAAGCTGGACTAGCTTTTGCAGCAGCTACGGCTGCCGCTGGTGCTTACGCTGTAAAGCTCGCGGTTGACGGCGTCAAAGCTGCAATTGAGGACGAGGCCGCGCCGATACGACTTGCCACATCTCTCAAAAATGCAACCGGTGCAACAAATGACATGATTGCCAGTGTTGAAAAACAGATATTAAAAACATCATTGGCCACAGGCGTAGCAGATGACAAGCTGCGCCCAGCTCTTTCGCGGCTTGCTCTTTCAACCGGCGACGTTACAAAGGCACAGGATCTTCTCTCTCTTGCTTTAGACATTAGCCAAGCAACAGGCAAAGGCCTTGACAGCGTTGCAAACAGCCTAGGCAAAGCCTATGACGGCAACACAGCTGCGCTTGGCAAATTAGGCATTGGCCTATCATCTGCGGAATTAAAGGCCATGTCATTCACAGAAGTTCAAGGCAAACTATCAGATCTCTTTGGCGGAGCTGCTGCCGAAAACTCTAAAACATTTGCTGGTCGCCTTGAGATACTTAAGGTCACATTTGACGAGGCAAAAGAATCAATTGGCGCGCGCTTGCTACCTATAATCCAAAGCCTAGTCGAATTTATTGTGAACAAAGTTGTGCCAGCCTTGGGCAAATTTGCGGATTTCTTTAAGCCAATCACAGACGCAATCAAGGACAACAAAGAAGAATTCACGCTGTTTATTGCCTTTATTCAAAAATACGTTGTGCCTGTACTTGTCACCGTACTAGGCGGTGCGTTTAAAGTTGTTGGCGAAATCGCAGGCGGCGTCATTAACGTCATTGGCGCAGTTATTGGCGGACTCAACACTCTTATAAACGGCGCTGTAGCTGGTATCAACGTTTTGATTGGTCTGTATAACTCAGTGCCATTCTTGCCTAACGTCTCCAAAATTACAGCCCCAAGCATTAACATTCCAACGGTTTCAGTGCCAAGTGTTACCTCTACATCAAAAGTGCCGACAGTTAACGTGCCAACCGTATCTGGCGGATCAGGTTCAACATCAAGCGGCAGTGGCGGTATAGCGGCAGCTGCAAAAGGTGCTGCTAGTGCTTCAAGTGGGTCGGCATTTATGTCAAGTATTACAAACGGTTATGACGTAACGCCTAGAACTGGCACGTTTAATCCGGTTGGAATTAACTTGACAGTCAATGGAGCAATCGACGCAGAAGGCACAGCGCGCACAATTGTCAACACCTTAAATGATTCATTCTACAGAGGCACAGGCGGGGCAAACGCTTTTGCATTAGCTCGATCATGACACAGTGGTCGCCAGTTTGGCGCGTAAAAATAGCTGGCGTTGACGTCACAGACTCAGTGCTGGCCAGCCTAAACATTACTTCTGGGCGTACAAACATCTATGAGCAGGCGCAAGCCGGATATTGCTCTCTTACGCTTATTGTGTTCAATCAAGCCGCAATTAACTACGAAATAAATGACACCTTATCCGTTGAGGTTAAGGATACAGCGGCCGTCTATAAACCTATCTTTGGCGGTTCAATTGTTGATATAGCTGTAAGCGTCTCAGAGGTCGGCTCGACGGCTTATACGCAAGAAGTGACAATTACTGCCTTGGGCGCTCTGGCAAGGCTGCAAAAGGCTCTTACAAACGGTGTTTTGACACAGGATTTTGACGGCGACCAAATCTACACAATTTTATCGCAGGTGCTATTTGCTCAATGGCAGCAAGTACCAGCTGCGCTGACTTGGGCTACTTATGATCCGACAGTCACTTGGGCAAATGCAGGCAACACAGGACTGGGCGAAATTGACAGGCCGGGCAACTATGAACTGGCACAGCGTTCATCATCAAGAATTGTTGTTTATGAACTGGTTTCAGCTTTGGCTACTTCTGGGCTTGGCTACATTTACGAGGACGCCAGCGGTCAAATTGGCTATGCGGATTCAACACATAGAACAACCTATCTCGCAGCAAATGGTTACACCGATCTCACAGCAAATCATGCATTAGGTCGGGGCATAACGATAAAAACTAGAGCTGGAGACGTGCGAAATGACCTTACAATTAAATATGGCACAACTAGCACCAGCCAAGTCAGTGACAGAGATGAAACGTCAATTGGCCTTTATGGAGAATTAGCACAAATCATCACCACAACTATAAAACATCAAGCCGACGCAGAAGCTCAGGCAGCGTTTTATCTAGCGCTAAGAGCCTATCCTCAGGCAAACTTTGAGCAAATTACATACGCCCTGACCAATCCAGAGCTAGACAATGGCGATCGAAACAGTCTGATTAACGTATTTATGGGTCAGCCAATAGCACTTAATGACCTGCCGCTGAATATGTCCGCCGGTACGTTCCAAGGCTTTGTCGAAGGCTTTACATTTCGCGCCAGCTATAACGAGCTTTCAGTAACCTTGCTCATGTCACCTTTGGCCTATTCTTTGCAGGCTATGCGCTGGAATGACGTGCCAATTACGGAAACGTGGGCGAGCGTGTCGCCAATCTTGACGTGGGAATATGCGACAATCGTTTCATGATTGAAAGGACAATAAATGGCTAATCCGACCACAAACTATGGCTTTGTTTTGCCGACGTCAACAGATTTGGTAACAGATTTACCGGCTGATTTTGACGTAGCATTACAGGGCGTTGACACGCGATTAAAGGCCTTGCAGCCCGGTACGACGCTTGGCGATCTTGCTTATTCATCAGCTACAGCCAACACAAACACTCGCTTGGCAATTGGCTCAACCGGCAATGTCTTGACGGTTGCGGGTGGCGTGCCCACTTGGGCAGCGCCGGCAGCGGCAGGATCAGGATTTACTTTTATTTCGAGATCAACATTTTCAAACGTGGCTACAGTAGATCTTGACAACATTTTTACCAGCACTTACGAAACTTATCAAATTGTCTTAGAAATTATATACGGGACAAATGTGTCAGACGATTTAGCAATTCAGTTGCGTTATGCCGGTCCAAATACAGAGACAGCCGGTTATTATGGCAAAACCGCGTCTTTAGATACAACTTACGCAGTAACAAACAACAATAATGCTTCATCCGTCACCGCATTAGTGGACATCCGCAATTCAGCAGCCCAAGCTTCAAGTGGATCATTTTTTATTAACAATGTTGGAAATGCAAGTGAGAATCCTATTGGTTATTTAGTTGGATTTTCAGGCGGTGCTTTATCTGCAAATACAGCAGGCTTTTATCAAGTTACAGCCCGTACTTATACCGGTTTAAGATTTCTAGGTGTAGGCGGAAATATTACAGGAAACATCTCAGTCTATGGATTGGCGAAGGCATAATGACAAACGATAATATTTACATACTCAATGCTGAAACAGGCGAAGAAATTGTCCGTAAAATGACAGACGAGGAACAAGCCGATCGCAGTGCCGAAATAGCAGCTAATGCCTTGTCAAAAGCACAAAGGCAAGCTGATAGCGCAGCAAAATTAGCGACAAAAGAAGCCGTGTTGGAAAAACTTGGACTTACAGCTGAAGAAGCGGCTGCATTGCTCTCATGATTTATCCGCAAGGCACAGCCGCAGCAATTATTGAAGCTGCACTTGCAGAAGTTGGCACAGTAGAAAAAGGCGAAAACCTTACAAAGTACGGCAAGTTCACAAAGGCCGACGGACTGCCTTGGTGTGGAAGTTTTGTCAACTGGTGTGCACATGAGGCTAGCGTCAAGATTCCAAGCATGGTCAGCACAGCTGCCGGTGCTCAAAAAATGAAGGATCAAGGGCGTTGGAAAGAAATGCCAAAGCTAGGCGACCTTTGTTTCATGGACTTTCCACATGACGGCGTCGATCGGATTAGCCATATTGGAATCGTGGTCAAGGTTGGGCTGAAAAGCGTTTTGTGTGTTGAGGGCAATACGTCAGGCAATGGCGACCAGCGCAATGGCGGCATGGTGATGATTAAAGAGCGATTTATAGGCAAAGAAATAGTTGGTTTTGCTAGGCCAAAGTTTGTTGAACACAGTGGAGAATTTCCTATTGTAGAGCTGCCAAAGGCGGCTAACAAGGAGAAAAAGAAATGAAAGAATTGAAGCCAATGCTCGCGAGTTATGCTCGTTCATTTATTGCGGCAGGCCTTGCAGTTTATATGGCCGGTGTGACAGATCCGAAAGCAATTGCCTCAGCTGGTCTTGCGGCAGTCTTGCCGGTTCTCATGCGCTGGTTAAATCCTAATGACAAGGTTTATGGTCGCAAGTGATCCGAAAACTGCAAGCGGCAACGCTGGCGGTGTGCTTATCGCTGGCTTTGTCGTCTTGCGGTTATCAGGGATACACGCGCTATCCATGCCAAGAATTTGAAAATTGGGAAAAAGATGAATGTCAGCGGCCAAGGTGCGAGGCGCAAGGAATCTGCACAGAGGACTTACTTGGAGACATTGTTAAGCCACAGTCAAAATCGACCTAGGTATTCAAAACGGCTAACACCAGAAGAAATCAAGGCAAGGCTTATCTTGTTTATTGGCATGACTCTTTCAATTGTTTTCTTAATTGTCACTCTAGGCATTACCTACGCCCTGATTTTTGTGACTCAGCCGGTTGCAGCTCAAGCTCCCAATGACGCAGCTTTCATAGACTTACTTAAAACCTTGGCCATTTTCTTAACAGGATCACTGGGCGGTGTGCTTGCGTCTAACGGTCTAAAGGATAAAGCGGTTACCGACACGCCCAAAATCACGCCTAATCCTTGACCTTGTCACAGCTTTGCTTCACAGTTATGGCAGGGAGCGAAGCACAGTAGCTCTCTGAACGGGAGCAAATATGTACAGCATGGCAGAAGTATTTATGTGGATCATGATTGGCGTTTTACTTGGCTTTTCAGTGGGCTACACAATTGGCCTAAAAGAAGGCAACCGCGTTGGCTTTGTGAAAGGCAAGATTTCAGCTAGCAAGTGG